TTACCTAAATGGTTACAGCAGGGCATTGTTGAATGGAACAAAGGTAACATAGAATTAGAAAATGGTTCTAAGATACTTGCTTCTGCTACTTCATCATCAGCAGTTCGTGGTCAATCTTACAATCTTGTTTACCTAGACGAGTTTGCGTTCGTTCCAAGAAACGTACAAGATGCCTTCTTCGCATCAGTCTTTCCTACTATTACTTCTGGTGCATCATCTAAACTTCTAATTACTTCTACTCCAAACGGTATGAATCTATTCTATAAGATCTGGATGGATTCTGTAAATGGTAATAATGATTATGCAAGAGTAGATATTCATTGGTCAGATGTTCCAGGAAGAGATGAAGCCTGGAAAGAACTCATGATTAGAACTACTTCAGTTGATCAGTTTAGACAAGAGTTTGAGTGTGAATTCTTGGGTTCATCTAATACACTTATTCATCCAGCTATTCTTTCAAAATTAGTTTATAATAACGCTATTGCAAATAGTGCAGGGGTAAAAATTTATAAACAACCAGTTAAAGGTCATCAGTATTCAATGACTGTTGACGTTTCAGAAGGTTTAGGAATGGATGCGTCAGCGTTTGTAGTTGTTGATATTTCTACTATACCTTATGAAGTAGTAGCTGTTTATTCTGATCCTAATATATCTCAGCTAATGTATCCAACTATTCTATATAACGTAGCACAGTTCTACAATAATGCTTCAGTTCTAATTGAAGTTAACATAGGTTCTCAAGTTGTAAATATATTACAGCAAGATTTAGAATATGAAAATGTTGTTATGACTAAGATGTCTGGAAAGAAAGGAACCCAGATAGGTGGTGATAACAAGTCAAGATTTGGTATAAAAACTACTAAAATTACAAAAAGAATAGGTTGCGCAAACCTTAAATCTCTAGTTGAAAATCACAAATTAATTCTCAACGATTATGACATTATTCATGAATTGTCAACATATGTCGTGGATGGATCTTCATATAATGCAGAAGATGGATATCACGACGATTTAGTTATGTGTTTAGTTCTTTTTGCTTGGATGGTAAGTCAAAATTATTTTAAAGATGTAACCAATACTGATATTAGAAAAAAATTAGCAGATGAGCAAGAAGAATATTTTACTCCTTTTGGTTTTATAGATGATGGAATACCTGAAGAAACTGGTCCAAAGGTAATGTCAGACTCGGAATTCGAGAGATTTCTTCTAAACTAGGAATTTATAAATAACATAATAAAATACCTGAATTTTATATTATAAAAGGAGAAACAAATGGCATTCCAATTAAGTCCTGGTGTCAACGTATCAGAGATTGACTTAACAACAATTGTTCCTGCCGTATCAACTACTACTGGTGCGTTTGCTGGAGCATTTCGTTGGGGTCCTGTTGAAGAACCAACTCTTATTTCAACAGAAGATGAGTTAGCATCTCTATTCGGCAAACCAACTGCTAACAATTTCGAAACATTCTTTACTGCTGCAAACTTCCTTGCATATGGTAATCAGCTTTATATTTCAAGAGCTGCTTCATCTGATGCAAACAATGCTGTTGCAGGTGCAAACTCTTATGTCTCAAACACAGCTAACGCAGGTAAGCTAGTTAAGAGTACTGAAAATTTTGAATATCAATACGGATCACAAGATGATTCAAATGCGGAATTTATTGCTAAGTTCCCAGGTGTGCTTGGTAATTCACTTAGAATCTCAATCTGCCCTACTGCAAACGCATATCAATCAGATATCTTAGTTTGCGACGGTGCAAATACATTCAGCTCTAACACAGTTGCAAACGTTAATATTGCAATAGGATCAAGCGTTGCTAACGTTGTTATTACAACTGCTGGTGATGTGTCTGGTTACGGTTATGATTCAGCTGTAGCAGCTGCAGGTAAGATTAACGTAGGTGACTACATCCTTATGGGTGATAATAATACTGGTCTTCAGTATATGAAGGTTACTGGTGTAAGTTCAGTAACAGATTTTAGTACTGTAGGTGCAAGTATTGGTCAATTCAACGTTGCATTCTCTGATATCTTCAAACAGAGAACAGATTATGTTTCCGCTCTTGCAAATGGTGCATTTGGTGCAACTAATACTTCAAGAAAGATCTTTACTAGAAACTGGGAATACTTTAACTCAGTCGACGGTGCTCCTGGAGTAAGCCCATATGTCTCTTCAAGAACATCTAATACAGATATTAGAGATGAACTTCACATCGTTGTAGTAGATGAAGATGGTGCTTTCTCAGGTACACCTGGACAGATTCTAGAAGTATGGGAAAAGGTATCAAGAGCAACCGACGCTAAAGGTGAACAAGGCGGATCAATCTTCTATAGAGATATTATAAACGACAGTTCAGCTTATGTTTGGTCAACTAAAGATGTTGTAACTAAAGCAGCAACTTCCGATTCCTTCCCAGTGGCAGGTTTAACTACTCCACTAACTCGTTCCTTCTTTAACGGGGCTGACGGAGGATCAGAAACTGATATCTCAATAGCAAAACTTGCTACTGCATATGATAAGTTTAAATCTTCTGAAGATATTGATATCTCACTCATTCTTGCAGGTAAAGCAAGAGGGGGAGCTGGAGAGCAACTTGCTAACTATATCATAGACAACATTGCAGAATATAGAAAAGATGCTGTAGTGTTTATCTCTCCAGATAGAGGTGATACAGTAAATAATCCTAACGAAGAACTAAATTCACTAGTTGAATATAGAAATCTTCTAAGATCAACATCTTACGCTGTGCTTGATTCTGGTTACAAATATCAGTATGACAAGTACAACGATGTATATCGTTGGATTCCTCTAAATGGTGATATAGCAGGGCTATGTGCTCGTACAGATAACGTAAGAGACCCTTGGTTCTCACCAGCTGGTTTCAATAGAGGTAATATTAAGAATGTAATTAAACTTGCATTCAACCCAGATAAGGCTGATAGAGATCAACTTTACAAGAACGGAATAAACCCTGTAGTTAACTTCCCTGGTCAAGGTGTTGTTCTATTTGGTGATAAGACACTTCTTGCTAAACCATCAGCGTTTGATAGAATTAACGTACGTAGATTGTTCATTGTTCTTGAAAAGGCAATTGCAACTGCTGCTAAGTTTGCTCTATTCGAACTTAACGATGACTTCACAAGAGCAGCGTTCCGCAACCTTGTAACACCTTATCTAAGAGACATTCAAGGTAGACGTGGTATCTATGACTTCAGAGTAGTTTGTGATACTACAAACAATACTCCAGAAGTTATTGACCGTAACGAGTTCCGCGGAGATATCTACATCAAGCCTGCTCGTTCAATCAATTTCATTCAACTCAACTTCGTTGCTGTACGCACCGGGGTAGCGTTTGAAGAAATTGTAGGTAAGTTCTAAGGGAGGAATGACAAATGGCATTTAATATAAACGACATTCGCGCCCAACTTACTCTAGGTGGTGCAAGACCTGCTCTGTTCCAAGTAATCATCAGCAACCCGGTTAACCCGGTTGCTGATCTAAAGACTCCATTTCTATGTAAGGTAGCTCAGCTACCTGCATCATCTCTTGGTCTAATTGAAGTTCCATACTTTGGTAGAAGACTTAAGATGGCTGGTGACCGTAGATTTGAGCCTTGGACTGTGACAATTATAAATGATGAAGACTTCTTAGTAAGAAACGCGATGGAACAATGGAACAACTATATTAATCTTTATCAGCAGAACGTAACTGCACTTGGTACTGGAGCTCCTAGCTTCTATAAGTCTCAAGCAACTGTTACCCAGTTTGGTAAGGATGGTAGTGTTCTTAGAACATATCAGTTTAATGGAATCTATCCAGAGTCAGTTTCAACAATTGACCTTAACTGGGCAACTCAAGATGAGATTGAAGATTTCCAAGTGACATTCCAGTATGATACATTCGAAGTATTGAATGGTCTAACTGGAAATGCTGGTGGTTCCTAAGATTTAAAATGAAGAGAGCTGTCATAAATATTAACACGACAGCTCTCTTCTTATCTTAAGGAAAATATTATTATGGTACAACTGTTTGGTTTTGAAATCAAAAGAAAAAATGATTATTCGCTAATGATACGGCGCCCACCG